GAGGTCAGGAAAGACGAATACAGGCTTCAGGAAAAGCGCCTATTTCTCCTTGAGCTTATAGGCCAAATCGAATGCCCGGATTATCAGACCATTCTCATTAAGCGCTATGTCGAGCACTTCTCCTGGGAGGATATTGCGCGGACTTTATTCTTCACAAAGCGCTGGGTGTTTACCCTTCATGGACGCGCCCTTCTCGAGCTTGACAATTTGCTTAGAAATGCCCCGCTTATCCCTTAAAGAGTTCACTCGAATTCACTCGAAATCACTTGAGTTCACTACCCCTTATGTGATATACTTATAATGGAAAAGCAGAATACGAAAAGCCTGTGTGGGACTAGTTCTCGTGCAGGCTTTTGTTATACCCGAAAGGAGGTAGCAACATGCCTACCAAGCCTAAGAAACCCTGTAGCTTCCCGGGCTGCCCCCTCCTTACCCACGACCGCTACTGCGAGGAACACACCAAGGTCATGAACGCACGTTACAACAAGTACGAGCGCCCATATGATTCCTCAGAAAGATACGGTTATAAGTGGCGGCGCATACGAAACAGATACATTGAAGCACATCCCCTCTGCGAGGAGTGCCTAAAAACCGAGCGCTACACGCCGGCACAGGAAGTCCACCACATCCTCCCTCTCGAAAAAGGAGGAACTCATAACGAGGATAACTTGATGGCACTTTGCAAGTCTTGTCACTCACGAATCACTGCGGAAAGTGGTGACCGCTGGCACAAAAAATGATACCGGGAGGGGCGGTCAAAATCTCTACGTGTATTTATTTCGACAGCGGGCTGGGGCTCTCGTGTGCAAAAATCCAAAAACAAACAGGGTATTAACTCCAGGAGGAAAAAACAGTGGCAAAAGACGGCACAATGCGAGGAGGTCCCCGCCCCGGTCAAGGCCGACCGAGGAAGGCGCTCGCAGACAAAATCAATGACGGAACAGCGGATGGCGCTCTTGTACTGCCCATACCCGCTGAATTCACCGGTGAGGATGTTCCCCCGGTAAAAGAATATCTCAAAGCTCATCAGAAAAACGGAAAAGAGTTCTGCGCCGAAGCGGTCTATAAAGAGGTTTTCCTTTGGCTTAAGGCCCGAGGATGTGAACGACTCGTAAGTAGCCAGCTTGTGGAACAGTATGCAATGACTGTCTCACGATGGGTTCAGTGCGAAGAGGCCATCTCAGAGTTCGGCTTCCTTGCAAAGCACCCTACAACCGGCAACGCGATAGCTTCTCCCTATGTTTCTATGAGCCAGCAGTACATGAAACAGTCCAATCAGATCTGGTACCAAATCTACCAGGTAGTTAAGGAAAACTGCTCGGTGGACTTTGGCGGGGTTAGTCCCCACGACGATATGATGGAAAAACTACTTCGTTCAAAGAAAGGAAACTAACCATGTTTGAAAAAGTTAATCCCTGCCACCCGGATAAGGTGGCTGACAGAATTGCGGGTGCATTAGTCGACATAGCCTACCGCAATGCAAGAAATCCCCGCATCGCAGTCGAGGTTCTTATCGGCCACGGCACTTGCCACATTATTTCGGAGACCTCGGTGCATCTTCCTGACCACGAGGTTGTCGAAGCGGTCCGCCGCATTGCCGGGGACATTGCTCTTGACTATGTCGAAGTGGAACAGGACGCGCACCTCTCTCGTAATCAGACCGGCCGCATTCGCTGCGGTGATAACGGTATCTTCAAAGGTGTACCCGTAACCAGTGAGCAGCTCACGCTTTCCCTTGTGGCAAAGGCAATCTTCGAGCACTTTCCCACTGACGGAAAATACATCCTTAATGGTGAGCGCCTCATCATTTGTCAGAGCAATGCAACAACCGCAGAGCTCAAGGATGCCTACCCTGATGCAGAAATCAATCCTCTCGGGGATTGGACAGGCGGCACCAACGTAGACACCGGCGCTACCAACAGAAAGCTCGGAAGTGACATGGCTGACAGTGTTACCGGAGGCGGCCTTCACGGAAAGGACCTCTCCAAGGCAGATGTCAGTGTTAACATCTTCGCCTGGCTCAAAGCACAGGAGACCGGCGAGCCTGTCGAGTTTTGCTGTGCTATTGGTGATGAGACTGTTGGCGGAATTCCCTACGAAGAAATCGTGGAGACCGCAAGACAGTTCATTCAGAAGCTCGGAGGGTTTGAGAAGTTCGCTGAATGGGGCTTGGTGTAAACCAAAGTTAGCGAGGTGATACCTATGAACGTATTACGAATAGATGTTGGTGTTCACACCCTTCTTCATATAAACCTTTCCAACGTCGATTTTACGGGTATCAAAGAAATTGTTTTCACTGTTAAAAATTTCTCTGATGTAGAATCACCTGTCATTATAGAGAGAACATTTACGGAGCCTGGGTTTTACGAGGTTATGATCTCACCCCTAGAGAGCATTGCACTCTTCCCCGGCGCTGAGTACGACTTCAATCAAGTCCTTACTGATGGAACACGCATGAAAATTTCTGACACCGGCAAAATCATCTTACGTAAAGGCGTAGGTGACCACTTTGTTTGATTCAAGCAAGAAATACAATCCGCGCATGGATATTGCCATTCCACCAAAGAAGATTGACGGAGCCCAATGCTGCGGCGGCAACGACATTGAAATCACAAGTCTGTGGCCACTGGCAAAAATGCGGGAATACGAAGTCAGGCTCGACACAAAAATTCCGAAAGAACTCTCTATTCTTCCCCCAGTAAACAGTGACGACATTTCCTCTGTTCAAGCACGTGAGGCCGGCAAGGTGTATATCCAAATCGGTGACACCCCTGCTCATGCAACACTTGAACAGATAAAAAATCTTAACACAAAAACGGTGTTCGTTGACGAACTTACCGACACTAAAATTTCACAATTAAGTAACGAGGATATCGTTATGCTAAAAAAGGAGTAAAACACTATGGCGCAGAAACGCACACAATACATTAAAACCGAATCCGGTCTTGAGAAGCAGCTCATTGCCTCTGCTGCTGATATCGTTGAAATCGATCCTATAACCGGTCTTGATTCTACTAACGTACAAGAGGCACTCGTCGCAATTAAGGATATCGCAGACAACGGTGGTGTTACCGGTGTTAAGGGCGATTCTGAAACCACATACCGCAAGGGTAATGTCAACATCACCAAAGCAAATATTGGCCTTGGCAACGTAACCAACGATGCTCAGGTTAAGCGCTCTGAAATGGGTGTTGCAAACGGTGTCGCAACCCTCGGTACTGATGGTAAGGTTCCCGCAGCACAGCTCCCTGCCTATGTCGATGATGTCCTTGAGTACGACAACAAGGCAGCCTTCCCGGCAACCGGCGAGACTGCTAAAGTCTATGTAGCGAAGGACACCAATCTCACCTACCGTTGGGGTGGCTCCGCTTACATCGAAATCTCTGTATCTCTCGCACTCGGTGAGACTTCCTCCACCGCTTATGCCGGTGATAAAGGTAAAGCTCTCGAAACCCGAGTAACGGCAGCCGAGGAAAATATCACAGCCAACGACCAAGATATCACCGAACTTCAGAACCGCGCTAAAGCACTTGAAGACGGAACTTCTGCTGCAGGCAAAGCTACCAAGCTTGCTACCGCGCGTAAGATTTCTCTTACTGGTGATGCGACAGGAAACACCACCTTTGATGGTAGTGCCGACAAGTCCATCACGGTCACTCTTGCAAACTCCGGTGTAACTGCCGGAACCTACTCCGCAGTTGCTGTTGATGCCAAGGGCCGAGTAACTGCCGGTAGTCAAATTATCGAATGGGGCACTGCCGGACAGACAGCTCCTAGCGCGAGCCTTGCGGTCGGAGGCTTATTCTTCATGCTCGTTGAGTAAGGAGGCGGGTTATGTCTTGCTATAAACCGAAAAGAAAAACAGCCTCGGGTGTCGAGGAGGTCACACTCCCTATAGCCTCTATCCAGGGGCTTCAGACCGAGCTTGATGACCTCGGGAACAAGACAATTGACCGTGTTGATTATGCGGGTGTTGCGAATCCGGATGCGGCAAGTACCTATTTCGGTTCCCCGGCCAATGCATACCCGGGAGATGACGGAATATCCTACAACTCTTACGTTGAAATAAGCGCTGAGGTTGACGGTTCCGAACAAGCCTACTCCTTCCCCATCTCCACGCACACCCCTATCGTCGCAGG